GGTCGTGGTTACGATGGAACCATTGCGGGAACTCACGCTACCGGCGTGGTCTGTGTCCCCGTGTTTTCAGCAATTGAAGCAGATGAAGCCAACAACGTAGCAGCAGGAACGCTTGGTATTGTTACAGCGTCAGGCGATCTTCTTGTGGGCAACGGCGCTCAAAGTCTTTCTCGACTTGCTTCAGGAGCATCAAACACAGTTCTTGTTTCAAACGGTTCGGGTAGTCTGTCTTGGACAGCAGGGATTAATCCCACGGCAACGATTCTTGATTACGCCGGTTCTTCGGCTCCTGGTGGCTATCTCCTTTGCAACGGTGCTGCCGTTTCAAGAACTACTTACTCCGCTTTGTACGCAGTAATTGGTATCCTCTATGGCGCAGGCGACGGTTCAACAACTTTCAATGTTCCCGATCTTCGTGGTCGTGTAACTGCTGGTGTGGGAAGTGTTGGGACGAACGCACAGCCATCGCTTGCAATTGCCGCATCGGGTGGAGAGCAGACTCACTTATTGACTGCTCTTGAATCAGGTCTCCAAGCCCACACCCACTCCCTCGGAGGCGAATCCTTTACTGCTGGTAGCAATCTTAACCTCCAAATATTTAGCGGAAACGCCACAGCAGCAACTTCATCCGGCACAACAGGTCCACTCCCCGCAACAAACGCTCACAACAATATGCAGCCCTACTTAGCGGTCAACAAAATCATCAAGTACTAGGAGAAAATATGGCAGACGTAAGGGCGCAGATTGTTCAATGGGCGATTTGGGGTGTGGCTAACCACGCAGGCTTTACCTACTCAGAAGGTAATGACCGCATGGAAGGAGTCCACAAGCCAGGCGTAACTCCATGCGTCTGCGACTGTTCAGCGTTTGCTACCTACTGCTATTCCTGGGCTGGCGCGGGCGACCCGAACGGTCAAGGATATGACGGCCAGGGCTACACCGGCACTCTGCTTTCTCACGGAACCCCAATCACCGTTGCTCAAGCCGTTCCAGGTGACTTGATTGTTTATGGGCCAGGAACCGGCGACCACGTTGCCATTGTGGTTCAGGCTGGGCCAGACCCCCTCACAGTCTCAATGGGCGAGCAGGGCGACCCCTCTTACGTTCACGTTTCTCAAGATGGCCGCCAACCTCAGCGATACCTCCGCTTCAGCACCGAATCGGTGGCTCCTGGTGCGACTCCCACCAAAGCCCCTCAGACCCCCTCAGTGGCCCCTGTAGCGCATCAAATCATTGTTGCGGGGGTAAGTGTCCAACAGGTACAAGCAAAGGTAGGCGTGGCTCAGGACGGGGTGTGGGGGCCGAACACCAACGCTGCTGTTCTCAACTTCCAAGCCAAGCATGGACTTACGGTTGATGGCATTGTTGGCCCGAATACTTGGTGGGCGATGAACGCCCCAGCATCAGCTCCGGCCCCAACAGCCCACCCAATGCTTTCCGTGGGTTCTAAAGGCCCATCAGTAACACTCGTACAGCAACACCTTGGTATTCCAGCAGACGGAATCTTTGGTCCGCAAACCAAAGCAGCAGTAGCCGCTTTTCAAACTAGCCACCACTTGAGCGCAGACGGGATCGTTGGACCTCAGACGTGGGGTGCTCTCGCCTTGTAATGCTGGCCCTCAACATCAACTCATGGAACGTCTGGCTTGGGGTAATTACTTCAATCGGATTCTCCGTGGGTTTTATCTACGCTCTCGTTCGATGGGCGCATAATCAAATTGTAGATAGCGTTGAGGAAAGGATTTTAGTTGTGCGAAACGCCGTGACCCCGAACGGTGGGGCAAGTATGGCAGATGCGGTAAAGAGGATTGAGCAGAAACTTCAACACATCGGACAACGGCAACAAGATATCAAAATTGAACTTGATGGAGTGAGGGAAGAAATCACAGAACAAGGATTGAAATTGGAACGTCACCTAGGGGCGCACGAGGGACTCAAATGATTCAGCGTTGGAAAGACTTTACCCACAAATGGGGTGACAAGCTCCTTGTTCGCTTTGACCGTTGGTTCACCAGTGGCGCTGGGGTGTGGCAAACCCTGTTCGTCTGTATCGCTATCTGCATTGTGGAGTTGGGCTGGCCCGACTTAGACCCTCACTACTTTTACCTGCTGGCAATCTTGACGATCTACTCAGCAGTTACCCAGCCTGCCCTGGCTCAAGCGGGAGCAGTCACGGCAGAAGAAATCCGTAGTATCGCATTAGATATAAAACGGATTGCCGAGAACCAAGCCATTGAACTTGAAGAAGAAGCCGAAGTGCTAGACGATGTGCGTACCATTTTGAAAGACGTACACGGCAAGTGATATGGCCGATAGTCGCTTATTCTGTCCTTGGGTGTATCGGTATGGCGATAATGGACAGCGTTGGCACTGTCCTAGTAAGGGCAATCAACGCTGGTCGTGGAACCCTGGCCGGTTCAATGGACGCTATCGGGGACGCTGCCAAAATGTCAGTCCTATCGGTGGCATCGGTCAAACTTACGTCTGACTACGGCGTGTGGGGTTGGGTTGGGGTAATACCAATTCTGATAACAGGGTTTGTTGTGACCAAGCACTCAGTTCATCTAACAAAAGATATGGACGAAGGCGAACCCACCGAAGAAGAAGCCGAACGGGAAAGCAAAGTCTTGTGGCTAGAGCAGGAACTTCTTGTCCTCAAAGCTCACCATCAGGCTAGGAACACTAAATAGTTACTTACCGTCAGGGCGAAGCATTTGACCACGGGCAGGCTCGCCACCCATCATGGGGCGAGGTGCGCGAGAACGCTCTGGGCCACCTGGTCGTTCAATCCGAGGAAGAACCCTAGGGCTACCCATTCCACGTCGCTTGCCTTCTCCTGAAATCATTCGTGCCATGCTCTCATTTTATCAGACGGGGTGATAACCTGTCGGTATGGCGATTCAAGCAGGGGATATGGTGTTGGCTCACAGCAAGGGGCCGTTTGCCATACTCATTCGATTTGGTCAATGGTTACGTCCATCGTGGCGGCAACAGAAGTATTGGAACCATTGTGCCATCGTCACGGGGATTCAGAACACCGGCCAAGTGTGGGTGACTCAGATGGGTCGCAGGTGTGAGGTTGTAAAGCTGGAAGATGTTGCTCCTGGTGGCAAGATTCTGATTCGCAAGATGCCCGCTTCCTTAGACAGAATCAAAGTTGTGGATTATGCAATGTCTCAAATCGGGGTTAGGTATTCCGTTGCTGCCATATTCTCAATTGCTTTGTCTTTGCTGACCCCAAGGTTTGTTCGTTTTGACTTTAGGAGACACGGCGATGCTTTGATTTGCTCGGCTCTCGTGGCTCGTTCTTATGAGCATGGTGGCTGGCGATGCCCCACCGACCCTTTCCAAATTACCCCAGCAGAAATGGCACAAGCGATTTGACAAGCCAAAACGATGAGGAACGTATCAAGCGGCTTGAGTACTTAGTCACCGAATTAAAAGCGGATATGAAAGTAGTTCATCAAACTTTTCGCACCAACAAACTGTATGCCGTATTGCCAGAGTCGTCAAAGGAGGAAAAGTGAGGAAGTCGGAACCCGCAATCCACGTTGTCATTCCAGATACGCAGGTCAAACCAGGTGCTCCCATTGACTACCTGGATTGGGTAGGTCGCTATATCGTTGAGCAATTCGCCGGTAAAGACAATATAAAGATCATTCACCTTGGCGACCACGCCGATATGCCTTCTCTTTCTTCTTACGATGAAGGCAAAAAGGAAATGGAAGGTCGTCGTTATAAAGCAGATATAGGAGCAGCAAATGTGGGTTTCAACTTACTTAATAACGCACTCACCGAATATAACTTGGCCCGTCGTCGCCACAAAGAAAAGAAATGGCTACCCGAACGGCACATGCTTCTTGGCAATCACGAAGATCGAATTAACAGGGCAATTAGCCTGGATGCCAAACTAGACGGAACGATTAGCACCGACGATTTGAACTACTCCGAACACGGCTGGCAGGTTCACCCTTTCCTAGCTCCCGTGTTGCTTGATGGGGTTTGGTACGCTCACTACTTCTACAACCACAACAACGGCAGACCCCTTGGTGGGATGGTGGAAAGCCGACTAAAAAACATCGGCCATACCTTCACTCAGGGCCACCAGCAGGGGTTGTGGTACGGCATCCGGTACGTCGCTGGCAAGCAACAGAACGGACTTGTGGCGGGGTCGTGTTACCTCCACGATGAGGATTACAAAGGGCCACAGGGCAACGCACATTGGCGTGGCATTGTGATCTGCCATCAAGTAGAGTCAGGATCGTATGACCCGATGTTTGTTAGCCTGGATTACCTTTGTCGGAAGTACACAGGCAAGCGACTATCGGAGTACACTCCAAAGATATTCGC